GAAAAGATCAACTCTTCCAAGACGAATTAGAAGCTTGGATGGATGAGACAACAGGTTCTATTGACTCAATAGCTTTTGGCTTTAAGAAAAAAACTACTTCGGGGAGAGCTTTCGGAGGGGTTCAACGTTTGAAGGTGGGGTCTTAAGCGGAATAACTTTGTCATCCATGCTTGAGAAATCCAATTTGTTGGCAAGTTTCTTTAATGTGCTTCCCTCTGCTGCAACAGCAGTCACATTGTTTTGTTTAAGCAAAGCCATTGCCTCTGATCTTGCCTTGCGATCTCCATTTCTTAGATCGTCTAATACTTGATCTATTACTTCGGAGTGCATCTCTGCTAATTTTTCTTGTAAATCCATAAACAACTACGGGGAAGTGGAATAACTTCTCTACTATGGTATATATTCCTGATTATCGGTAGGCTGTAAAGGTCTACGTCCTTGGAGAGTGGCTTATTTCCCGAACATAGATGAAAGATTTGTAGCTGCTTTAGATGAGCAGTTCCCAGATCAATGTCCTGATTTGAGTCTTTCTGAAAAAGAAGTTTGGTTTAAGTCAGGCCAGGCATCTGTCGTCAAGTGGTTAAAACGCCGTTTGGAAGAACAGGAGAATGACGTTTATCAACTGGAGGCAGTCTGATGTGTATGGGTGGTGGCTCTGCCGCGACAATTACGGTTCCTGATTATAAACAATATGATCAGCAATTTGATTTACAAAAAGCTGCGATAGAACAGGCTGCTAATCAATCAACCTTGACAGCTCAAGCTGATCTTAATTCAGCTTTAAGAGAACAACAAACTGCTGCAACAGAATTATTAATGGCGAAGCAGCAGCAAGCAGAAGATACAAATGCAGCGGCAATGAGATTAGCCCAAGTTGTTGGGCCTCCTCCAAGAGAAGAACATGCAAAACCTCCTGAGATTGGAGTTGATGAAAGAGGTTTGAAAACTAAAAAAGGTAAGTCTTCTTTAAGAATTGGCAAGGTTGCCACATCGTCAGGCAAAGGCTCTGGCCTCAACATTACTTAGGTACTCATTATGTGTTTCTCAAGACCCAAAGCTCCCAAAATTGTCTATCAAGGCCCAAGCGAAGCTGATGTTACAGCGTCTAATCAGGCTTTAACTAAATTCCAAGAAACAACTGCTACTAACACAGCAGCTTTTCAAGAAAGTATCAACAATCAAATTGCTTCTGCTAATACAGCGACAAAAGATCTTATGGCAAAAATAGCTAGTGCTCAAGCTAATTCTGGCGATGGCGTTGGAAATGTCGTTAACGATGCCCCTTATGCCGTTGTCACTGAAGACAACGTAACACCAGAAGATGCTCAAACAACTGCGGAGATTTCAAAGAAAAAGAAAAAACCAAGCACCTTGAAAATTTCTGCTGGTGGTCTTCAGGCTTCCACTGGTACTGGTGTTAACTACGGAGTTTAATTATGTGCATGGAAGTTCCAAACATTCCTGGTCCTTTTGATGATTTAATCAATGATGCTACTGGGGTGACCGCAGCAAAAGAGGAAGCGAAAAACGCAGCAAAAGCACAAGCTGAAGCTGATGCACAGGCCGCTGCTGCCGCTGCTCAGCTTCAAGCAAATCAAGATGCTGCTGCTGCTTTAGCTGCACAGACTCAAGCAGATCAAATGGCTGCTGCCGCTGCTGCTGCTGATTACGTGAGGGCTCAAGAAGAACAAGTTAGAAATACATATGCGATTGCTGGTACAGGTTCAAATGCTGCTGACATTTCACAGCGTAATGCTGCTATAAGTGCTGCGAATAGTGCAGCCTTAACATCTCAAAACATTCTTTCTAAGCAAAAAAAGAAGAAAAAAGGTCTAAGAATATCTCCTAAAGATGCTTATGCAAAAGGTGAAGGTTCTGCTGGAACTACTTCTGCTTCCTTAAAAATCGGTAGCCAAGGAACATCTCCTGGTACTGGTACTAATCTCCCTGTCTAATTATGGCTACTGCTGAACAGCGTTATCGCTCAGGTGAAAATGATCGGAATTGGGTTTTAGATAAAGGCCGTAATTCAGCTCGTCTTACGGTTCCTTATTTAATTCCAGAATCAAACGATCCAGTTAATAACAACAAAGATACATACGCTGTTCCGTGGAATGGAATTGGGGCTCGCGGAGTTTTGAACTTAGCAAGTCGAATGTTGTTGGCTTTACTGCCTCCAACGCAACAATTTTTTAGATTTTCACTAGATGAAGCAGCATTAGCACAGCAAGGAGTAGGGCCAGAGCAGAAATCTCAATTTGAAGAGGCGTTAAGCAAGATTGAAAGGATGGTGCTTAGGGAAATAGAGGCAAGTAATGATCGTGTTGTCTTTCATGAGGCGTTATTACATTTAATCGTTGCTGGAAATGCACTTTTATATGTTTCGTCAGAGGGATTAAGGGTATTTCATCTCAATCGTTACGTGTGTTTCCGCGATCCAATGGGTAATCCCCTTGAGATTGTGACTTGTGAGCAACTTCCTTATTACGCATTGCCGGAAAAAGTTAGGCAAATGCTTGAGCAAGATGAAGAAGAAGATTTAAAAGGACTTTATAAGCAACCTGAACCACTAGAAGCGAAGGAAGAAGAGAAGAATTGTAAGGTTTATACGCATATCAAGTGGGAAGGTAATCAAGTTAAGTGGCACCAGGAGGTGAAAGGAAAAATCGTTGAAGGAAGTGAAGGAAGAGCCCCTAAAGATTTAAGTCCCTGGCTCCCATTGCGTATGACGAGAATGGACGGACAAGCCTACGGGGTTGGATATGTCGAAGCAGCAGCGATAGCAGATTTACAAACAGTAGAAGCGTTATGTCAGGCAATCGCAGAGGGTAGCCTTGCTAGTGCAGCGGTACGTTTCCTCGTAAAGCCAAGTGGTGTTACGAAGGCCGCTGATTTAGCCAAGGCTCCTAATGGAAGTTTTGTTACAGGAGATCCCAACGATGTGCTTGCTCTGCAAGTTCAGAAATCGTCCGATCTATCCGTAGCGATGCAAGGAAAAGAACAGATAGAACGTAGGCTATCACAGGCTTTTATGCTTAATGATCAGCGAAATGCGGAGCGCGTCACCGCGGAAGAGGTGAGATTGCAAGCCCTTCAAGTGGAAAATAGCCTCGGAAGCATATACAGCATCCTCACTACAGAGTTCCAAGTTCCATACGTCGCTAGGAAGTTAGATATTCTTACCAGAGAAAACAAAGTTCCCAAGTTGCCTCCCGATTTAGTGAAACCAATCATGACAGTTGGTTTGGCTGCTGTTGGAAGAGGAAATGATTTAGAGCAATTAGTCAGATTTACAAGCACTCTGGGTCAAACCATAGGCCCAGAGGGGATGGCTCGGTATTTAAAACCTACTGAGTTAATCACTCGTCTTGCCTATTCAATGGGCATAGACACTTTGGGCCTAATCAAGACTGAGCAAGAGCTACAAGCTGAAGCACAGCAGGCACAACAGCAGGCACAACAGCAAGCTTTAATGCAATCAGCTATGGCTGATCCGCAGAAGTTAGCTAATGCTGCTCAAACTGCTAACGAAATGATCAATCCACCCCAAGAAGCACAATGACCGCGACCCCACAAGGCACTCCACAATTAACTATTCCTGAAGGACAAGAAGGAATAGCTAGTCCTGATCAACAAGAATTAGTTGAACAGATTCAACAAGAAGGGCAGATCTCTGAAGATGCTCAACAAGTCTTAGAAAAATTTAAAAGTACAGAAGATTTAGCAAAATCTTACGCTGAACTACAAAGGAAGTTCACTCAAAATCAACAGCAAAAACCTGAGACTCAGGAAAAGGCTGAAGAATCAACTACGGACGAAATTAATTGGCCTGAATCAATTGAAAATTATACGTTTGAAGTTGGAGAGAAGTTTTATGGGACAGAAGTAGCAACTGCTTTGCAAAATGCTGAAGTTAATCCAGTTGAGATGTGTGAAAAGTTTTATGCAGGGGAAGATGTAAGTAATTACGTGAATGACATTGTTGATAAAGGCGGTTTACCTAGAGATCTGGTTGAAAGGTATTTAGAAGGAAGTCGTGTTCGTGCTGGCCTTAATACAGAGTCTGCTCAAGAGCAGATGACAGAGGTAGACGAGCAGCAGATAAAAGATGAATTAGGAGGCGATGCTGCTTTCAATCAAATTGCTGATTGGGCTGGTAAGAATTTAAATGCAGATATTTTGAAATCTTATAACGACACTATTGATAGTGGAAATGCAGATGCAATTCGTTGGGCAGTTAGATCATTGCAAATAGAAATGGCTAACCCTAACGCTGTAGTAGAGCCAAAGCTCATAGGGGGTGGAGATGTCCCAAGTCAAACTACGTTTACAAGTAAGCAACAAGTAATGGATGCCTTAAGTAAAACAAATGATAAAGGACAAAAAATATATGATTTAGATGGAACTTATCGAGATTCAGTAAAAGAAATGTTGGCA